TTACTGCACCTTAACTCTGTCAACATAATGCAGAACCTCCACGTCTTCTAATAGTTCTATGCGGTCAAGAATGTACAGGCAGTCGAGCGCCTCAACGAAATCCTCAAACGGCACTTTTTTCTTTACCTTCTCGTACAGCTCAACTGGCGTCAGATCCACGGTTTTCAGCTCCCGCAGAATAATAGGGAACTCTGCAAGGGTGCTCTTCTTATAGGGGGTTACCCTGCTTGGCATGCGCATATCGTTACATTCCCTTTCATGAGGCCGCTTCAAAGATGGCGCAGTTCTGTATGAAGAATGCCACCACAATGTAGCATGCTGTTTTGTACTGGGTGTCGAGTCCATTTTTGTTCAGCATCCAGTTCGCAATGGAATCGCAGATTTCCTGTTGATTCATACCGAGCTTCTTGTATTGAAGGTAGATGGTGTTCACTTCAGCACGGATCAGGTCCGATGTATTCGCAGAGTTGGTGTCATTGATCGAGAACTGCTTTTCCACAAAAGGGTAGAAGTCGTTCACCCATCCCGTCACGGTTCGCTTCAAGGTGGAAAATTCCGGCTTGAACTTCTCATCAAGAGAAAGAACCTGGGCAAATGGTGGCATTCCTTTTCCAGCATCTGGCTGTGCGATCGCTTTGATCACATCTACAATTTCGTCCTCAAGATTTGATTTAGAAGAGATCTCTCGCTCCTTTGTGTGGCGGGAGATCTCCTGCTTTTTCTCAAGCAGACTCTGGTACTCCTCTGCAGTCGGATCCATCAGGTATTCCTCCGCGCAATCCTGACAGAGCGCAATCTTGTTCTCCGGGACATCCAACTGTATCGGTCGTGGCTTGATCTTCACAAATTCTGCTTCTTGGTCTTTCTCCAGATCCTCCGGATAAATGTGGATGATACGGTATTGGTTCCGCACTTTACCATTTACCTTTTTCCAGAGTCTGTTTCCGCAGTGAGGACATCTACTGTCGGCTTCCGTCAAATAGTAGAAATCATCACTCTTTACCTTCGCTTCCGGCAAGGTGTTATGTCCCCTGCCCAGCGCAAAGAGAATCGCGTCCCTGAAGAATCCCACATAATCCGTGTTCTGATACTGCATCTCACAGTTGGAAATAATCTTATCCGGCACAGATGTATCTCTCTTCATCTGCGCCAGAATATCCGACGCGATCTGCGTCTGCGCAATCAACGAAAGAACAGGGATGATCTTTTCTTTTACATAGTTCTCAGCGTAACCCAATATCGCCTGACTCCCCGCAGCGCTCTGTATCGCTGACTGAACCTCATCCTGTCTATTCGCCAGACGGCTGATCATCTTCTTATTGACATCAACATTCACATTCGGATGCTGAGCAACCATGTTCAACAACAGCTCTCCAGCTGCAATCTGCGTGAAGGCCGCGCCTTTTATCAGCTCCTGTATCAAGAAAGAAATATTGTAGTCGTTCATACGCAGACGAACCCCCGTTCTTTGCCGGGTAATTTCATGGCAACTTCATGGCAACTTCTCGGTAACGACTTTCCACGCTCCGCCATCTACACTGAATGCATAAGGAAGTCGATCACTTTCCTAAAATAACGGCTATGAAAAGAGTTTAACATGAATAACCGCTATCGTCAATTTAATGTTCGCGAAAGTGAATATCTCGATTGATCTTAAAAAGTTATCGTTTCCCTCTTTTTACGGCCAACGGACACAGATCACTACTGCAGAGTTTCCGGGACCTGTGTTGAACGCAACTAAATAAGAAAGCCCAGGCCACCGGAAGGACTGGGCTGCTATCGAAACGGAATCGTTTTTGACAGGCAGCCCATGTCCTTTTTTCTGTGCTTTGCTGCGCTTAGAAGCCTCCGTTTCAAACCACACGAAATGGAGGTTTCTTTATGCGTATCAGTTACAAATTTGCAGATGGCACCAAGAAGGATGTCGCAATGGAGGATGAATACGGAACGTTTATCGTCGATTCCCGGAAGAAGGAGCATGCAGGCAATGAACGAGAACGCTATCACGCAGCTTTCTCCATTGATGATCCGGATTCCTATGAAAGTCAGAACTTTTGCGACAACGGAAGCAACCCGGAGACTATCTATCTTCGAAAATGCGAGGGCGAGAGCCTGTCCCGCGGGCTCAGGACTCTGACAGAAACACAGCGTCGCCGCCTCTTAAAGCTGGCATCTGGCAAATCCATCGCCGCCATCGCCCGGGAAGAAGGCGCTGCCTTCAACACGGTAAAAGAGTCGATCAATCAGGCCAGAAAGATCATGAAAAACTTCTGCTGATTTTTTTCAAAGGTCCCCCTCAATATCCCCACCCCTTTTCTGTTTAACAGTGAAAGGACAGGGATTCCTTTCAGAAAGGAGATCAGATGAATCACAACGTATTCATTACCTATTCCAAACACCCAAGAGACGGCGGGATCGTAAACGTCCGCAAGGTCACAATCCGGGAAAAGCTGCTGCGCCTGCTTCTCGGACGTCGGCAGAAGCTTACGATCATCGTCCCTGGCGACTCGGTAGAGTCCGTTGACATCGAAGAAATGGAGGATCCGCTTGATGAAACTGTATGAAATCAATGCCGAAATCCTGCGTCTCACCGATGCAATCGAGTTTGATCCGGAAACCGGAGAGATCCTCGGAAGCGCAGAGGACCTCTTCGACGAGATCAACAAGCTCCAGATGCAGAAGAAATCCATTCTCGTCTGGCTGGCAAAGCTCGTCCTCAATCTCCGCTCCGAAGAGGCAGCCCTTAAGGCCGAGGAGGATAGGCTCAAGGCAAGACGTACACGGCTTTCCAAGAAGGAGGACCAGCTGATGCATGTGCTCGACCGCGAGTGTGCCGGGGAGAAGACCGATCTCGAGATTGCGACCTTCTCCTATCGGAAGACCTCCCATGTGGAAGTCACCGATTCCGCGAAGGCAGTCCGGTGGCTGAGGCGCCACAAGTTCACGGATTGCTACCGGGTCCCGGAACCAGAGGTCGCCAAGGCGGAAGTCAAGAAGCTCATAGGCTCCGGCGAGAAGGTGCCGGGTGTCAGCGTCATCAACGATTACAGCACAAGTCTCAGATAAGGAGGTTTTTATCATGCTCAACATTTCACGTGGTATCGTGGCGCGACCACAGAAGGTCGTGATCTACGGCCCGGAGGGCATCGGCAAGACGACTCTTGCCTCAAAGATGCCGGATCCCCTGTTTATCGACACCGAGGGCGGCAGTGCCCACCTAGATGTCCGCAGGATCCAGAAACCGGAAAACTGGGAGGATCTGATTTCGGTCATCAAGGAGGTCGCAGCCACACCGGATATCTGCAAGAGCCTCGTTCTCGATACGGCTGACTGGGCAGAGCAGATGGCAATCGATCACATCCTGAAGAAATACAACCAGCCCTCGATCGAAGCTTTCGGTTACGGCAAGGGCTACACGTACATCGGCGAGGAGTTCGCCCGACTTCTCTCTGCTCTCGATTCTGTCATCGCATCCGGCAAGAACGTCGTCGTGACCGCACATGCCAAAATGCGCAAGTTCGAACAGCCGGACGAGATGGGTGCTTACGACCGCTGGGAAATGAAACTCACCCGGCAGTCGGCTCCGCTCCTCAAGGAATGGTGCGACCTGCTGCTGTTCTGCAACTACGAGACCTTCGTGGTGAACAGCGAAAACAACACCGCAAAGGTTCAGGGCGGGAAGCGTGTCATGTACACCAGCCATCACCCCTGCTGGGATGCGAAGAACCGTCACGGTCTTCCGGACAAACTCGACATGGATTTCAAGTATCTCGCGCCGATCTTTGATGCTGCTCCCACAAAGGCAGCGTCTGAGAATTCGACACCTGCAACAGAAACACCCTATTCCAAGGTTAAGGCTCTTCTTACGCAGGACGGCATCACGGAAGAGGAACTCCGGAAGTTCGTGGCAGGCAAAGGTCACTACCCGGAAGCTACGCCGGTATCGCAGTACACGGAGAAGTTCATCAATGCCTGGGTTCTGAAGTACTGGTCCCAGATCAAGGCAGCAATCAAGCACCCCGGTGAGAGCACCGGGAACAACAGGTAAGGAGGCCCATTATGGCAGACTACAACAGCAATAACCCGTCAACCGGAATCATGGACTGGGGCGACTCCATCGAGAACGATGGCCAGCAGTTCGTGATTCTTCCCGAAGGCGACTATGTCTTCAAGGTCACCGGTTTCGAGCGAGGGAGATATCCCGGAAGCCAGAAGATCCCGCCGTGCAACAAGGCAAACCTCACCCTGCAGGTGAAGACCGATGACGGTATCGCCATCGCTCACACCGACATCATCCTGTACCGGTCGCTCGAGTGGAAGATCTCCAGTTTCTTCCGGTGCATCGGTCAGAAGAAGCATGGTGAGCGTCTCCAGATGGATTGGAGCAAGGTCCAGGGCTCCCGCGGCAGGGCACACTTCAAGCCCGCTACCTTCGTCGGCAAGAACGATGGCAAGGAGCACCAGAAAAACGAGGTCGAACGGTTCCTCGACTATGACGAATCTCTGATGCCGCCGGATGAGGACGACCAGTTCATGGAAATTCCGGAAGACGCAGAGCTTCCGTTCAACTAAGAAAGGAGTGTTCCATGTATACCCTTCGTCCTTATCAGATTGAGGCGAGGGACGCAGTGCTTTCCGAGTGGCAGGCCGGGCACCAGAAAACCCTTCTGGTGCTGCCTACCGGCTGCGGAAAGACGATCGCCTTCGCATCTGTTATTGAGCACGAAATCAAGGATGGCAGCCGTGCCCTTGTCATGGCCCATCGCGGTGAGCTGCTCCAGCAGGCGGCAGACAAGCTTCACGATGCCTGCGGCATTGATTCTGTCCTGGAGAAGGCAGAGAGTTCGTCTCTCGGAAGTGATGTTCCTGTCACCGTCGGATCTGTGCAGTCCCTCTCGCAGGAAAAGCGCCTCGCAAAGTTCCCCGCAGATTACTTCAAGACCGTGGTTGTCGATGAGGCACATCATTGCCTCTCTGACAGCTATCAGAGGGTTCTCTCTCATTTTTCAGGTGCCAATGTTCTCGGAGTGACGGCGACGCCGGACCGGGGCGACAAGAAGACGCTCGGTCAGTACTTCGACTCTGAAGCCTATGAATACAGCATGAGCCAGGCCATTCGGGATGGATATCTCGTCCCGATCCGGGCGCAGATGATTCCGCTGCAGATGAGCCTTGAGAATGTCGGAATCTCAAACGGCGACTATGCCGTCGGAGATATCGGCAATGCGCTGGAGCCGTATCTTGGAAAGATCGCTGAGGAGATGGTCCACTACTGTAAGGGCAGGAAGACCGTCGTGTTTCTTCCTCTTATCGCCATCAGCCAGAAGTTCTGCCAGATGCTGAATAAGGCAGGACTCAGGGCTTGCGAGGTGAACGGCAACAGCGACGACCGTGAGGAGGTCCTCTCCGATTTTGAGAATGGCAGGTACGACGTCCTGTGCAACTCCATGCTGCTCACCGAGGGCTGGGATTGTCCTTCTATCGACTGCGTGGTCGTACTCCGCCCCACAAGGATCCGGAGCCTGTATCAGCAGATGGTAGGCCGCGGCATGCGGCTTTCCCCCGGGAAGGATCACCTGCTCCTCCTCGACTTCCTCTGGCTGTCCGAGAAACACGATCTCTGCAGGCCGTCTTCGCTTGTCAGCAAGGACACGGAGATTGCGAAGAAGATGGACGAGAAGCTCGCCAAGGATGACGGCATCTACGATCTCATGGAAACCGAGGAATCGGCGGAGCGGGATGTCCTTGCAGAGCGTGAGAGCGCTCTTGCCAAACAGCTCGCCGCTATGCGGACAAGGAAACGCAAGCTCGTCGATCCGCTCCAATACGCACTCTCCATCGCAGCAGAGGACCTTGCGAACTACACACCGACCTTTGCATGGGAGATGGCACCGCCCTCGCAGAAGCAGCTCGAATTTCTCGAACATCGCGGCATCTATGCGGACTCCGTCACCAATGCCGGAATGGCGTCCATGCTGATCGACAAGCTGATGCGCCGTCAGCAGGAGGGTCTTGCGACGCCCAAGCAGATCCGCTGCCTCGAGAAATACGGCTTTCGGCAGGTCGGAACCTGGCGCTTCGAGGATGCCAGCAAGCTCATCTCGATTCTCGCAAATCATCACTGGTGCGTTCCTCACGGAATGACACCTGCCGTATACGTACCCTGACAGGAGGTTTCAATGGACAACAATATTCTCTCTGCCCTTTCGGCAATCAATGTAGCTGAACTTTCCCGTGCCGATTGGATCGCGGTCGGCATGGCCTTAAAGGAGGAAGGCTATCCCTGCTCGGTCTGGGATGACTGGAGCCAGAATGACTCCCGGTATCACCCCGGCGAGTGTGAAAAGAAGTGGGCCGGTTTCCACGGAAATGAGAAGCCGGTCAAAGCTGGCACCATCATCCAGATGGCAAAGGACCGCGGCTGGGCTCCCTATACCGGGGAAGCAGGCTGTATGAACTGGGACGATGCGATCTCCTACGACGGAGACAGCTTTACCGGCTTCCCGCAGGAAACCTGGAATCCCGTACAGGATCTCATCACCTATCTCGAGCTCTTATTCGAGCCGGACGATCATGTGGCCTATGTCACAAACGACGTCTGGCAGAACGAGGAAGGCAAGTGGGTGCCGTCAAAGGGTGTCTACGACAGGACAAGGGATGAGCTCATCGCGGCTCTCAAAAAGCACCCTGACGATATCGGAGCGGTGGTAGGTGACTGGAAACCGGAAGCCGGTGCCTGGATTCGTTTTAACCCCGTCGATGGAACCGGCGTCAAAAACGAAAATGTCACCCGGTTCCAGTACGCTCTCATCGAGTCGGACACGCTTCCAATCGCGGATCAGAACGCGCTCTTTCGCAAGATGGAACTGCCAATTGCAGCACTCGTTCACTCCGGCGGCAAGAGCCTGCACGCCATCGTCCACATCGATGCGAAGGACGCGGACGAGTACAGGAAGCGCGTGGAGTTTCTCTACGACTTTCTTGATAAACACGGCATCCCAATCGACAAGCAGAACCGCAATCCGTCCCGTCTCTCCCGCATGCCCGGTGTCACCCGGAACGGGAACCGGCAGTACCTCGTAGATACGAATATCGGCAGGAAGAGCTGGAATGACTGGCTCGACTTTGCAGAGGGTGTCGACGACGAGCTTCCCTCCTTCGTGGATCTGTCCGCTTACAAGGACAATCCGCCGATTCTGCCGGAGGAGCTTATTCAGGGAATTCTCCGCTGCGGTCACAAGATGCTGATCTCCGGCTCGTCCAAGGCAGGCAAGAGTTTCCTTCTCATGGAACTTTGCATCGCCATCGCGGAAGGTCGCCAGTGGCTCGGTTTTTCCTGCAGGAAGGGCCGGGTTCTCTACGTCAACCTCGAGATTGATCCCTCATCCGCCATCAACCGGTTTCTCAAGATCTACGAGGCACTCGGTATCCCGATGAAACACGCGGACGACATTGTGGTCTGGAACCTGAGGGGTCACGCGCTCCCGCTTGACCAGCTGGTGCCAAAGCTGCTGCGCAGGGTCCGCGATCAGAACCTCGACGCAATCATCATCGACCCGATTTACAAGATCATCACCGGCGACGAGAACAACGCCTCGGATATGGGTGCCTTCTGTAACCAGTTCGATCGGATCTGTCAGGAGACCGGTTGTGCCACAATCTACTGCCATCACCACAGCAAGGGCCTGCAGGGAGCCAAGCGGGCAATGGACCGGGCATCGGGTTCCGGAGTATTTGCAAGAGACCCGGACGCGCAGCTCGACATGATCCAGCTCGAACTCACCGATGACATGAAGAACAACCTGGCTGACGGGAATGAGACCGCATGGAGACTGGAATCGTCTCTCCGCGAGTTTCCCAACATCAGACCGGTCAACTTCTGGTTTGAATACCCGATCCACCGCATCGACACCACGGGCGAACTTGAGAAGGCTTTCGCCGAGGGTAGTCCGCAGGCAAACCTTACAAAGAGCAAGAAATACACCTCGGCAGATGAGCGGCGCACTTCCATCGACTCCGCTTTTGATGCCTGCAACATGGGTGATCCTGTCACGGTGAAGGATATCGCACAGTACCTGGGTCTTACCGAGAGGTGCGTGCGGGATCGCTTAAAAGAGCTCTCCGATTCGTACTGGGTGCATCAAGGCATCGTCCAGAGGCGCACAGACGATCAGAAATCAGAGTAAATCCAGCAACTATCTGATGACGGAAAAGCGGGATATTTTCGTTCCATTCCATGAACGGAAATAGGCCTTATAAAAAGATATTTACGTTCCGTGATCGTTCCCTTTAAGGAAGGGCTTAAAGCCCAGCCCTTCCTCAAAGAGGAACAAGGAACGTAGCGCTTTTCTCAAAATGGAATTCCGAATCCGGAAACGGAAAATTCCAGAAAGGGAATGAATATGAAATTCTTCATCAAATGTAATCCGCCGACCGCCACGGCGCAGGAAAAGAAAGTGGCGATGGTTCATGGACGTCCAGTGTTCTATGAGCCTGCAAAGCTGAAAGCTGCCAAGAAGACCCTGATGGTCCTTCTTCAAAGTCACACACCATGGGAGCCGCTCACCGGTCCTCTTGCCCTCCATGTCGTGTGGCGCTTCCCAAAGGGCAAGTCCCACAAAGACGGTGAGTGGCGGGTGACTCGTCCTGATACCGACAACCTTGAGAAGATGCTGAAGGACTGCATGACCCGCTGTGATTACTGGAACGATGACGCTCAGGTAGTACAGGAGCATGTGGAGAAGCGCTGGTCCGATGAACCGACCGGCATTGAGATTGAGATCACAGAGCTGGAGGTGCGCCATGAATGAGATGTACAGAAATCATGAAGGATACTTCGATCCGACTGCTGGCAAGGCTGTGGAACACCTCAGCCGTCCGGAGAAGATCCCGCATCGACCAATCGTCTATATCTGCAGCAGATATGCAGGTGATACCATAAAGAACGCTGACGCTGCCCTTCGCTACTGCCGCTTTGCTGTATCCCGTGGCTGTGTCCCAATCGCACCGCACCTGTTCTATGCGTATCTTGGAATCCTTGATGACAAGAGTTCCATCGATCGGAAGATCGGGCTCCAGTTCGGGATCATCCTCGAGAACCACTGCAAGGAGGTCTGGGTCTTCGGCGATGCGCCATATTCCGATGGCATGACCCGTGAGTACAACCACGCCGTTCACCGCGGCATCCGGATTCGTACCTTCACAACGGACTGTGTCGAGACTGGAGGTGCCGATGGATCCATATGAACGCCTTGCCAACGCGATCATCCTTCAGGCTGTAAGAGACTGGAGGATTGCCGTAAGAAGGCTCAAGCGCCATCCTTATGACAAGGACGCCAAGGCCATGAAGGAGGAGACAGAGAAGTTCTTCTTCTCCCAGTGGTTTACCGGGCTCACCTCGATCAGCGGAGAGAAACTATTAACCAAGCTCAAAGAGGAGGCTGGAATATCATGACCGCAAAGGAATACATTCGTCAGGCCTATCGGCTTGACCAGAAAATCAACAGCGACATCGAGGAGGTCGGAAGACTCCGCCACATGGCTTCTTCTGTCTCCTCACCTGCTCTTGGCGAACGGGTGCAGACCAGTCATGACGGTGACGCTCCATTCGTCCGCTCCATCGAGAAGATCATCGAGCTCGAGCACCGCATCGACGACGAGATCGATCTTTACGTGGATCTGAAGGACCAGATCCGGACTGTCATCGCAAAGGTCGAGGATCCCAATGAACAGCTCGTCCTCCGCTACCGGTACGTGCACAACTATACCTGGGAGCAGATCGGCGACCGCCTCTATGCGGACCGCACAACAGTGTACCGCTGGCACAGCAATGCGCTCAGGCATGTCACGCTCCCGGATGACCCGATCGTCATCTGAATCCGGAACTTACCGCAGGTTGCAACACTTTGCAACAAAATGAGACTCTCGCATATGTGATAGTATAGAATCAGCGAAAGCGAGCAAGATGAAACTCACAAAGCCCTGAAGGACACCGTTCCTCCGGGGCTTTTGCTATGCAAGGAAGGAGGCGGCAGGCATGCCAAGGAAGCCCAAACGTCCCTGCCGGTATCCAGGATGCAATAAGCTCTGCGAGGACGGTGAGCAGTACTGTCCCACTCATAAGAAGCTGATGGAGAAGCACTACGATGACTTCACCCGGGGCTACAACGGACACAAACGGTACGGCAGCCAGTGGCGAAAGATCCGGACCAGATACGTTCACAAGCATCCGCTCTGCGAGGAGTGCTTAAAGCACGGACGATTCGTTCCGGTCGAGGAAGTCCACCACATCGTCCCGATCTCGGAAGGAGGAACGAACGATGAGAGTAACCTCGAGAGTTTATGCCGGAGCTGTCATGAAAAAATTCACGAGAAGCGAGGCGATCGAAAGCCGGGAGGGGCGGGATAAATCCCTAAAACCAACAGGTCAGGAAACCGCCGCCCCCTCTCGCGTGCGTTTTTTCCGGTTCAAACAGGGGATTAACCCCGCCGCCTGCACAGAAAGGAAGTGTAAACCGTGGCAAAAGACGGAACGTACCGCGGCGGCAGGCGAATCAAAGCCGGTGGCAAGCCCACCCCTGCTGCGGAAAAAATAGCAAATGGAAAGCCGGTGCAGGTCATGAGAAATGACATTCCTGATCTGGAGCCGGATGAACTTGAAGCAGTGGATCTCCCGGAAGGAGCGGTGCTCGAAGGCGCGGATATGCCAAAGCCGGACGAATACCTCTCCGCCAAACAGAAAAACGGCAAGCCGCTCGGGGCCGACGCTATCTACAAAGAGACCTGGCTCTGGCTCAAGCGCCGCCACTGCGAAAATCTTGTAAACAAGCGGCTCATTGAATCCTACGCGCAGAACTTCGCCCGTTACATTCAGTGTGAGGACGCGATCAGTACCTACGGGCTTCTCGGGAAGCATCCGACGACAGGCGGGGTCGTGAGCTCCCCTTTCGTCCAGATGGCATCGCAGTTTCAGAAAGCTGCCAATCTGATCTGGATGGAAATCTATGACATTGTGAAGCAGAACTGCACCGAGGAGTTTGAGGACGGGAATCCGAATGACACGATGGAGCAGCTCCTTCGTTCAAGGAAAGGACGATAAATGGATACAGTAAAATTGGAACAGGTACCGATTGACAAGCTGGTGCCTTACGCCCGGAATGCCCGGACACACAGTAAAGAACAGATCGCGCAGCTGAGAGCGTCGCTTCGGGAGTTTGGTTTCGTCTCCCCTGCCGTGATCGACAGCAAGTACAACATCCTCGTCGGCCACGGACGTGTGCAAGCCGCACGGGAGGAAGGCTACAAGACCGTCCCCTGCGTCTTTGCCGAAAACCTGACCGACGCTCAGAAGCGTGCCTATATCCTAGCCGACAATCAGCTGGCTCTGAATGCAGGATGGGATGAAGAGATGCTCTCTGTGGAACTGTCCGATTTGAAAGATGAATCCTTTGATCTGTCACTCCTCGGCTTTGACGAAAAGGATCTGGAAAAGCTGATGGCAGGCCCAGACGATGGCGGCGCACAAGATGATGATTTTGATCTCTCCGCTGCCCTTGAGAAGGCATCCTTCGTCGAAAAAGGTGATCTCTGGACGGTCGGAAAGCACCGACTGCTCTGCGGCGATGCTACTTCTCCTGAAGACGTCGAGCGCCTGATGGGAGGCAAGACCGCAAACCTGATCCTGACGGATCCGCCTTACGGGGTCTCTTTCAAAGCATCCGACGGACTTACGATTGAAAACGACAGCTTAAAGGGCGATGAATTTTACAAGTTCCTGCTTTCTGCTTTTACCAACATGGCCGCTCACCTTGAGAAGGGTGGTGCGGCTTATGTTTTCCATGCAGATACCGAGGGGCTAAACTTCCGGAAGGCCTTCATCGATGCCGGATTCCATCTGGCGGGTGTGTGTATCTGGGTGAAGAACTCCCTCGTGCTCGGGCGCTCCGACTATCAGTGGCAGCATGAACCGATCCTCTACGGATTCCTGCAGAACGGCAAACATTCGTGGTACGCAGGACGATCTGAAACCACTATCTGGAACTTCAATAAGCCAAAGCGAAACAAGGACCACCCGACCAGTAAGCCTCTGGACCTGCTCTCCTACCCGATCAAGAACTCCAGTCAGGAGAACGCCATCGTGCTGGATACCTTCGGCGGCTCCGGTTCCACGATGATGGCCTGCGAACAGATGAATCGTATCTGCTACATGTCAGAGCTTGATCCGAAATACGCCTCGGTCATTCTCCGCCGCTACGTGGAGGATACCGGCGATGCAGATAGTGTGTATGTAGAACGTGGTGATACAAAGATCCCCTACTCCGACCTCGTAAAGGAAGTCGAAACCACATAAACTGCTTCGTTTCTTCGGCTTCTCTTTGGTAGTTATTTCGTTTAGATTCTCTTGCTATCTTCCGGGCACAGAGCGATGTATGTACTACCAAAACAAAGGAGGTACATACCATGAAGTTAACATTCAACGTAATCAAGGAAAACAAGAAGGCATTTGCAAAGGCGATCAGCAGGATCACCGGGGAAAATGCCCTCTACCAGTTCACCCCGACCTACGCCTTCCAGATCGGCGACCTTACGGTAAACCGAGACGCCACCCTCACCGCCCCGGACGGCAGAGACTTAAGCAGCCTGCTTGCCGCGCTGAAGGACGAGGGCTACGAGCTGCTGGAAACCGAGAAGGAAGAAGCGCCGGAAGAAACCGCCGATGCGAAGGAAGCCGAGACTGCAAAAGAAACAACAGAGCCTGCGGAAAAAACGGAGGAGCCGATCGGAAAAACCGAGGTGGTTCCTGCAGAAGGCGCTCCGGAAGAAACCACGGAGGAAGAACCGACAAGCCTTACGATCTCCCTTCCTCTGGACGCGGCAAACATCGGAACGCTTACGAACCTGATCAGCTCGAAAGATAGCCTCATCAAGAAGGCCCTCGGCATCACCGACACGAGGATCAACGTTACCGAGGACAAGGTCGAGTTCCCATGGTTCGATCGGGAACTTTCGCCAGAGGAGACAAACGCGTACCTTCTCTTCCTCACAAAGCTTTGCAAGCTCTCGAAGGATCTGAAGCACGCAAGCGCAAGACCTGTGGGAACAGACAATGAGAAATACGCCTTCCGCTGCTTCCTTCTCCGCCTCGGTTTTATCGGACCGGACTACAAGGCAGCAAGAAAGATCCTGCTTCAGAATCTCTCCGGAAGCGCTGCTTTCCGAAATGGCGCTCCGGCAAAGAAGGAGACGAAAGAGAACGAGGAGGTTGCAGAATGAGATACCTAAGCGTTGAAGAGATCCGAAACCTTCGTGAGCACTACCCGGCAGGAGCCCGGGTGGAGCTCCTTGAGATGCGGGATAAACAGGCACCGCCGATCGGAACCAATGGAACCGTCCGCTACGTGGATGACGTCGGCAGCATCGGAGTTGATTGGGACAATCACAGCAGCCTGAGTGTGGCTTACGGTGCAGACCGCTGCCGGTCACTGGTTCCGGAGTTCACCCAGACGGTACGGGATCAGCTGATGAAGGTTCGGGACAGCGGTGAAAGCAACATGCTCCTCGTTCCGGCAGTTCAGCGAATCGCTTTTGACCATGAATACTACGAGTTGGTCCTTTTCATCGAGGATCACAGGGACTCCTACGTGACTTTTATCATGACAGGGCACGTCTAAGATCCACAGTTTTTGCACAAGAATCTTGTGCAGATTATGGCCTACATTTCCTTGCTATCACAGGCCATCAGAGTGATATATGTACATGCCAAAGGAAAACAAACAAGCACAAAGCAAGGAGGGCAAAGCCATGACGAACATTTTTGAAGAAACCTACAATCGCCTGCAGGATGCAAAGAAATCTTATGCAAAAGCCACCACTGCCGAGGGCAGGGACGCCGCAAGAGAGGCAGCCAAGGAAGCGGAGGATCAGATCGATGAGAAGGGCGACATCGCCTGCAAGGTCTGGAGAGCCTACGAGAAATCCAGAGACAACAAAAACGAGATCCTCGACTTCGACGACATCATCTGGGACCGGGATGTTAAAGCCCTCACCGCCTGCATGAGGGAGAACGGCATCAAGGCCTTCACCTACAGCTGCCGGGCAACCGACGCAGTCGAGACGCTTTGGCTTTTCAAAGAAGCCGGCTGCACGATCGGCGAGATGGTCGAGGTCAACCTTCGGAAAGACTTCTTCGGCAATGGCTACGAAAAGGGACACGCCTTTAAGGTAAGCCTGAACTAAAAACAGGCGGGAAGGGAGCCCGGAAACGGGCTTCTTTCTCGTAGAAATCCACACAATTTATCCCACTGATCTTTGTCACATATATGCGTCGGTTCTCCTTGCTATTATCCCGACGCAGAGTGATATATGTACATGCCAAAGGAAAAGGCGCACAAAGAAAACGGAGGACAAAGACCATGTGGAAAAACGGAAGCCTTAAGATTGGAAACCAGATTTTCACCTACTGCGCAAAGGTATACGGAGAGCCGAGCGAAGACTACGGCATCGAAGGCGGCAAGGTGAGCAAGCTCGAGATTCGCCTGAGCGACTACCCGGTTGCAAGATACGATCGCGGCTGGGACATCGAGCCGGAGACGGAAAACGCACAGCTTGCGGTTGCCGCCATCCTGCACAGCTTCAACTAAAGATTGAAAATCCGGGAGGGAGCCAGGAACGGCTCTTTCTCTCGTACAGATACACCACATGGTGACAAGGATCGCTCCGGCGGTCCTTTTTTGATGCAAGGAAAGGAGGTCGCCTGATGGCGATGCGAAAACTGAAGAATTACAAGCCGACACGCTTTATGGCGGAGACCTCCCACTACAGCAAGGAGGCTGCAGATTATGCCGTGCTCTTTATCGAAAGTCTCCGGCATACCAAAGGCAGCTGGTACCGGAAGCCCTTTGATCTGATTGACTGGCAGGAGCAGATCATCCGAGATCTTTTTGGTGTTCTGAAGCCAAACGGCTATCGCCAGTTCAATACAGCCTACATCGAGATTCCGAAGAAACAAGGAAAGTCCGAGCTTGCCGCGGCGGTCGCTCTGCTTCTCACCTGCGGCGATGGGGAAGAGCGTGCAGAAGTCTACGGTTGTGCCGCAGACAGAAATCAGGCCAAGATCGTGTACGACGTGGCCGTTGATATGGTGCGGCTCTGCCCGGCCCTCGACAAGCGAGTGAAGATCTTAGAGTCCCAGAAGAAGCTGATCTACCTTCCGACGAACAGTACCTATCAGGTGCTCTCCGCGGATGTGGCAAACAAGCATGGCTTCAATACTTCCGGCGTGATCTTTGATGAGCTCCACACCCAGCCGAACCGGAAGTTATACGATGTCATGACGAAGGGGTCTGGCGATGCCAGAACCCAGCCGCTTTACTTCCTCATTACGACTGCCGGAACGGATACGAACAGCATCTGCTACGAAGTCCACCAGAAGGCACTTGATATCATTGAGGGCAGGAAGATCGACCCGACCTTCTACCCGGTGATCTACGGAGCAGAGGAATCCGATGACTGGACGGATCCGGAAGTTTGGAAGAAAGCGAACCCATCCCTTGGCATCACTGTAGGCATTGATAAAGTCGAAGCTGCCTGCAACTCCGCGAAGCAAAACCCCGGTGAGGAAAATGCCTTCCGGCAGCTAAGGCTGAACCAATGGGTAAAGCAGGCCGTCCGCTGGATGCCGATGGACAAATGGGACGCCTGTGCCTTTCCCGTGGATCCGGATGAGCTGGAGGGCCGTGTCTGCTATGGCGGTCTCGACCTTTCGTCCACAACGGATATCACAGCCTTTGTCCTCGTCTTCCCGCCAAGGGATGAGACGGATAAATATGTGGTTCTCCCCTACTTCTGGATTCCGGAGGACAACGTTGATCTTCGTGTGAGGCGTGATCACGTTCCTTACGACCTCTGGGAGAAGGAAGGCTATCTCGAAACGACCGAAGGCAATGTCATTCATTACGGATTTATCGAGAAGTTCATCGAGAATCTCGGGAACCGGTTCAATATCCGTGAGATCGCCTTTGACCGCTGGGGAGCTGTCCAGATGGTACAGAACCTCGAGGGCATGGGCTTTACCGTTGTTCCTTTCGGCCAGGGATTTAAAGATATGTCTCCGCCTACCAAGGAGCTCATGAATCTGGTCCTTGAGAAGCGGATCGCCCACGGCGGGCATCCGGTACTCCGCTGGATGATGGATAACATCTTCATCCGTCGTGATCCGGCAGGAAACATCAAGGCTGACAAGGAAAAGTCCACAGAGAAGATCGATGGCGCGGTCGCTATGATCATGGGCCTCGACCGGGCAATCCGGTGCGGCAACGACAGCGGCGAATCCGTCTACGACGACCGCGGCATCTTATTTATCTGATAATCCTTACAAGTGGTAAAATAAAAAATCATAAATTACCACATGAGGAGGGATAATCATGGCAACCGTATCAACAGGCATTGTTGGTGATGCAAATTTAATGAATCTGAAGGAAATACCTGTAGGTAATATCCGCCCGGAAGTAAATATGTTCCTTACTCCCGGCGAGGAAATCATACAGGCATTTCAAACAGTACGTGATCAAGTAATTTTCACCAGCAAACGTGTACTTGCTGTAAATGTACAGGGGCTTACAGGTAAGAAAGTTTCTTATTTTTCCTATCCATATTCTAAAGTACAGTATTTTGGAGTAGAGACCGCCGGTGTTCTTGATATTGATAGCGAGCTGATTCTAGCATTCAGCAATGGGGCAAAGCTTCAGTTTGATTTCAAGTCACAGGTAAATATTAAAGCAATCTGTGCAACGATTTCTCAGTACGTTTTATAAGATCTCGTACAGCTAGAAAGATTTCAGTAAAACAAGCATCTGTCATTGATAAAAAATATGGCAGGTGCTTTTCTTATGCCATTTTGCAGGAGGTATGAATGAGCATCTTTTCAAAACTGTTCAAATCCAGAGATAAGCCGAAGGACTCCACGAACGGGTCCGGCTACCGCTACTACTTCGGCGGCACGACTTCCGGCAATACCGTAACGGAACGATCTGCCATGCAGATCTCAGCGGTCTATGCCTGCGTCCGTGTTCTCTCGGAGGCCATCGCAAGCCTGCCGCTTCACCTCTATGAATACACCGAGGAAGGCAGCAAGGTGAAAGCTGTGAATCATCCGCTTTACCGGCTTTTGCATGATGAGCCGAATCCGGAAATGACATCGTATATATTCCGGGAAACTTTGATGACGCATCTGCTCCTATGGGGCAACGCTTACGCACAGATCATAAGGAACGGACGCGGTGAAGTTGTAGGGCTGTATCCTCTGATGGCAAACCGGATGCGTGTGGACCGTGATGAGAACGGCCACATCTACTATGAGTACCAGATGAATACCTCGGATGCTCCCACGATGAAAACCGGAACGGTCCGGCTCTCCCCGGAGGAAGTGCTGCATGTTCCCGGTCTTGGCTTTGACGGCCTTGTCGGTTACTCCCCTATCGCGATGGCGAAGAACTCCATCGGCATGGCAATGGCAACCGAAGAATACGGCGCGTCCTTCTTTAAGAACGGCGCGAATCCGTCCGGCGTGCTTTCCATGCCCGGGACGGTAAAGGATCCGGAGAAGATCCGCTCCTCTTGGGAAGCGGGCTTCGGAGGAAGCCACAAGGCCAACAAGGTGGCGATCTTAGAGGAGGGCATGACTTATACCCCGATCTCCATCTCGCCCGAACAGGCGCAGTTTCTGGAGACTCGGAAATTCCAGCTGGATGAGATCGCAAGGATCTTCCGGATTCCACCCCACCTCATCGGTGATCTGGAGCATGCAACCTTCTCAAACATTGAGGAGCAGTCACTGGAATTTGTCACTTATACGCTGGAGCCGTGGCTCGTCCGCTGGGAACAGTCGATGCAGCGCTCTCTCCTGCTTCCGCAGGAAAAGGAAAACTACTTCATCCGCTTCAACGTGGACGGCCTGCTTCGAGGAGATTACGGCAGCCGGATGAGCGGCTACGCCACCGGCATTCAGAACGGCATCTACTCCATCAATGATGTGAGAGAGCTTGAAAACATGGACCTGCTTTCTGATGAGGAAGGCGGCAACCTTCACGTCCTGAACGGAAATGTCGTAAAACTCGCTGACGCAGGATCCGCGTATGAGAAGAATACAGAATCAGAAAATAAGGAGGACTCAGATGAATCCACAGAAGAAGTTCTGGAAATGGGTAAGAAACAAAACGCCCGTACCGGAAAATCCAAACGAAACAACTGAATCAAGAACCTTGTTCTTAAACGGAACAATCGCGGAAGAGTCGTGGTTTGACGATGACGTCACCCCGGCTCTTTTTCGTTCCGATCTTCTGAACGGAACCGGCGACATCACGGTCTGGGTAAACAGCCCCGGAGGAGACTGCTTTGCAGCAGCTCAGATCTACAACATGCTCCGTGATTATAAGGGAAAGGTCACGGTCAAGGTGGACGGCCTTGCCGCATCGGCGGCCTCCGTCATTGCGATGGCAGGCGATGAAGTTCTCGTCTCTCCCGTCTCGATGATCATGATCCATAACCCGAGCACTGTTGCAATGGGCGATTCCGCGGAAATGCAGAAAGCCATCGACATGCTTTCCGAGGTGAAAGATTCCATCATCAACGCCTATCAGGCAAAGACCGGTCTTTCGAGAAACAAGCTCTCGAAGCTCATGGATGATGAGACCTGGATGGATGCCGGAAAGGCAGTCGAGCTTCATTTCGCAGACGGCATGATCGAGCGCGACGAACTCTACAATGCCAAAACGGTACCCGATCCGGAGCCCGAGGAAGAAGAGACATCCGAGGGCGATGAAAAACCGGACGAGGAACCAAAACAGAATGAGGAGAAGCCTTCCGGCATGCTTTTCTCACGCTATCAGGTTGCGGCAGCGATCAATAAAAAGCTCTGCGACTACGCAAGGAACCACCCTGCCGCTCCAAAGGCTCAGGATACTACTCACTTACACAGGATCGATGATCTCGAAAAGAGACTTGATCTCATGAAACAGTTCATTTAAGGAGGATAACATCATGACAGTACAGGAACTTATGAACAAGAGAGCAAAGGCATGGGAAGCTGCAAAGGCCTTCCTCGACTCTCACAGAAACACCGACGGACTTCTCTCTGCGGAAGACGGCGAGACCTATGACCGTATGGAAAAGGAAATCACCGACTATACCAGGGAGATCGACCGTCTGAACCGGCAGGCGGCAATCGATGAGCAGATGGGTAAGCCGACCGCTTCTCCCCTCACCGGAAAGCCGGGAGCCGGTGTGAAGGATGATCCGGAAAGAAAAGGCCGTGCATCCCACGCATACGCCAAGGCGATGATTGCAGCGATGCGCACCGGATTCCATCAGGTCTCCGATGTTTTGGAAGAAGGCAATGACGCGAACGGCGGCTACCTTGTTCCGGAGGAATGGGACTCCCGCCTCATCGACAAGCTGGATGAGGAGAACATCTTCCGTAACATCGCTACCACCATCACCACTTCTGGCGAGCATAAGATCAACATCGCAGCCACCAAGCCTGCGGCGGCGTGGATTGAGGAAGGTCAGGAGCTCACTTTCGGTGATGCTACCTTCGATCAGGTGATTCTCGATGCCCATAAGCTGCATGTAGCAATCAAGGTCACCGAGGAGCTGCTTTACGACAACGCCTTCAATCTTGAAAACTACATCATTGATACCTTCGGAAAGGCCATCGGCAATGCCGAGGAGGATGCTTTCCTGAATGGGGACGGCAAGGGCAAGCCGACTGGCATCTTCGCTGAGACTGGCGGTGGCCAGACCGGTGTTACCATCTCCGGCACGAAGATTGCCGCCGATGATGTGATCTCCCTCATCTATTCTCTCAAGCGTCCGTACCGGAAGAATGCGCTGTTCATTCTGAACGACTCCACTCTCGCGGTCCTTCGGAAGCTCAAGGATGCGAACGGCGCGTACATCTGGCAGCCTTCCTACACTGCCGGTGAGCCGGATCGTCTCTTGGGATACTCCGTTCTGACCTCCGCCTATGCTCCGGCTCTGGAAGCAGGAAAACCTGCCATCGCATTCGGTGACTTCTCCTACTACAACATCGGTGACCGCGGCACTCGTTCCGTTCAGGAGCTGAGAGAGCTCTTTGCCGGGAATGGCATGATCGGCTACGTTGCCAAGGAGCGTGTCGACGGCAAGCTCGTCCTGCCGGAGGCTGTGCAGCTCCTGAAGGCAGGAGCATCCGCCTGACGGATTTCTTCACTAACTGGTAACAGGACCGGGGTCAATCGCTCCGGTCCTTTATCTTATGGAGGTGCTTATGGTAAAGCTCGAGGACGCCAGAAAATATCTCCGGATCGACTATACGGATGAGGACGATCTCATACAAAGCGAGCTCTCCGCCGCGGAAAGTCTGGTAGCTGATGTGCTGAGGAAGGACTCGCTCGACGACAGTGACAGCCCTCTCGTCATGGCTGCTGTTCTCTACGCCCTCGCCTACTTGAACGAGCACCGGGAGGAAGCGGACCATCACGCATTGATTCTTACCCTCCGTGCCATTTTGTTTGGAGAAAGGAGTCCCGGATTCTGATGAATATCGCTGGCATGAACATTCGCATTACGATTCAGAAAAATGAAATCGTGAAGGACAAGTACGGAAACCACACCAATGCGTGGACGGACTTTTTCACCTGCTGGGCAACGCCAGTTCAAAGCGGCGGCTCAGAGAAACAGGAAGCCGGAACCACGAACAGTACGGAGGCACTTGATTTCACGGTCCGGTATGCGGAATGCCTCGAAGGGCTCGACTCCACGAAGCTCAGGATCCGACACGGCGATGATCTCTACAACGTGACGGCGATAGACCCGATGGGATTCCATCACCGAAGTCTGAAATTCCGATGTGAGAAGGTGAAGCGATGAAGATAAAAGCAGACGATCTTGCTGCAACGGTTGAAAAAACACTCTCCGACTACGTGGATGACGTGAACGATGTCGTGAAGCAGGAAATCAAGGACGCCGGGAAGGAAGCCGCGAAGGAGCTGAAGGAGAAGTCACCCAAGCGTACCGGCAAGTACGCCAAGGGCTGGCGGTCCACAGTGCAGAAAGAGACGGCAGTCGGTGTCGAGGTGGTGGTCCATAACAAGATCTATGGACTGACTCATCTCCTCGAGAAAGGCCATGCCAAGCGTGGTGGTGGCCGGGTCGAGGGCATTCCGCACATTGCCCCGGTCGAAGAAGATATCACAGGCAAGCTGTCCGACGAGATTGAGAAGGAGCTGAAATGATGGACGAGATCATCAACATTCTGGAGGAACTGGGACTCCCCTTTGCCTACGATCACTTTGCGGAGGGAGAAGGACCCGCCCCTCCCTTTCTCTGCTATCGGTGTCCGAACAGCAATAACTTCGCTGCGGACGGGACGGTGTTTTTCCCGATCACGGAAATCGACATCGAGCTCTACACGGATAAGAAAGATCCGGATATAGAGAAGAAACTGGAAGATCTGCTCGTGAAGAACGACGTCTTCTTTGATAAGACAGAGACCTGGATAGACTCCGAGAAGCTCTACGAGGTCCTGTATTCATTTGAACAGGAGGCCTGAAATGGCAAGTAAAAAGAACAAGGTCAAGTACAACCTGAAGAACGTGCACTACGCCATTGCGACGATTGCGGAGGATGGCACGGCCACCTTTGCGGATCCGGTGGCGTGGCCGGGAGCGGTATCTCTTTCGCTCGATGCACAGGGTGATCAGACGATCTTCTGGGCCGACGGCGTGCAGTACTTTGTCACCAATGCAAACAGCGGCTATAACGGTGACTTCGAGTCGGCAATGGTACCGGAAGACTTCCGTGAGAACGTGCTCGGTGAAATCAAGGATGGGAACGGAGTACTGATCGAAGATGCCGACGCCCAGCCGATTCATTTTGCGCTGCTCTTTGAGTTTGACGGCGATGTGAATGAGATCCGTCACGTCATGTATAACTGCACGGCATCGAGACCTTCCGTGGCATCAAGCACCAAGGAGGATTCCATCGAGGTGCAGACCGAGAGCCTGACAATCAACGCAACTTCGATCAAGGATGCGACGCTTGGCAAGAACATCGTCAAGGCCCGCTCCGGTGCGGATACCACAGATGCGACCTACCAGAACTGGTACAGCAAGGTCTACACCCCTGCTGCCATCTCTGCCACATCTTCCGGCAGCTCTTCTACTTCTGCTTCCACAACTTCAAGTACCAGCAAGTGATAAGGAGGAAACGACATGTATCAGGAGATTTCGCTCCGGCTCAATGACGGGTCGGAGCAGAAGTTCCCGTTTCTCGCAACGGGGACCACAGCATACCGCTACAAGCAGGTGTTCCATCAGGATCTCATGATCCTCTTAAACAAGATGGAGAACAGCGAGGACGATCAGACCGATATGACGGTCGGTGACAAGCTGGCATTCATCATGAACGCACAAGCCGAGAAGCGGGACATGAACCATCTGAATGTGGATGCCTTCCTTGACTGGGCAGATCAGTTTGATGGCGCAGAACTCTTCCTGCACATGCAGGATTTCGTCACGCTCTACCTTGGATCGCGGAGGACCACATCAAAACCAAAAAAAGAAGCCGCCCGACAGAACGTGAAGTAAATACTGCCGTGTTCTTGCTTCGGGCAAAGCAGCTGGGTTTCTCTCTTGAGGAACTCGACCAGATGGAAGAAGGCCAGATTATGGACTGCATCATAGAATCCGGTAATGACTTATGCCAGGATGATTATTGTGAAGTAGCAACTCAGGCTGATTTTGACCAGTGGTAAATGTATTTTACCTGTGTTTTTATACCACTTACCGTATTTTATGGGACAGGAATCCGGTTATCCATTAGACTGTAATCAACAAGGAAAGCAGAACTAACGGAAGGAGCAGTTGATGGAGGTTGAAATAAAAATACAGGATTGTCCCAAGCCGCACGTGGTTATTTATACGCACGAAATAACGGAGGAAGTCAAAAGGGTTGCAGATTATGCCCGCGAAAACTCTGATACGTTGATCGGTACTTCAGATAACAAAAGTTATGTGCTGGGTATTGGAGACATTATAAAAGCCGCGGTTGAGAATGACCGGACTTTTCTGTACACACGAAACAAGAGATATGCGTGCGGAAAGCGTCTTTATGAAGTCAAGCAGATACTTGGTAGGACGTTCGTGCAGATATCAAAGTCAGTCATTGTGAAAATATCCGAATGTGAAAGCGTGGAAACAGATTTTGGAGGCATACTGCTTCTGCATCTTAAAAGTGGAGGCAAGGAATATGTTTCAAGGCATTACGTATCGGAGTTTAAAAAGAGCATAGGAATGTGAACGGAGGTGCACCATGGTCAAAAAGGTATTGAAGAGTAGCTTTATCGGAACTGGAGCGGCAGTCATTATCAGCAGCATTGTGATGATGATTATTGACATTGCAAATGGCGGAAGTCTGGATTTTCAAAACTATCAATACACAAAGATGTTTTTTGGGGATTTGATTGTAGGACTTGGTTTTGGTATTCCTTCGCTGATCTATGAAAACGAGAATATTCCCTATCCGATTCAGATTGTCTTCCATATGGGAATCGGATGTGCGGTAATGCTGGTTGTTGCTTTTTCAGTCGGATGGATTCCGTCAGGTGGCGGGGCCCCTGTGATTATTCTGTCGGTAGCCGGAGAAATTGCCGTTGCATTTCTGATACGGAAGGTTATCTTATTGCATTATAAAAAAGAAGCGGAACAGATAAATCGTAAACTTAAAGCGAAACACGAATAAGTTTATTTTGGGATCAAGAATATAAAAGGACATCGGCAGAGAGATCTGTCGGTGTTTTCTTTTTGCCGTTTTTCAGGGAGGTGAAGAGCTATGGCAGACCGCATCAAAGGAATCACAATCGAGCTGGATGGTGATACGACCAAGCTCTCCAATGCCCTAAAGGGTGTGAACAAGGAGATCCGGGACACCCAGAGTAATCTGAAGGACGTGAATAAACTCCTGAAGATGGATCCGGGCAATGCGGATCTTCTGGCACAGAAGCAGAAGTACCTCACCGACGCGATCGACGCGACCAAGAAGAAACTCGCCGAGGAGAAGGAAGCCCTCGCACAACTGAAGGCCGGCCCTCAGACCGAGGAGACGCAGAAACAGCAGGAAGCACTGACCCGGGAGATCGAGGCGACAGAGCAGTCGCTGGAAGGACTCGAGGACGAATATAAGAAGTTCGGCTCCGTTGCCAGCCAGCAGCTTCAGGTCGCCGGTGACAAGATGAAAGAGGTCGGCGGCAAGATCAGCGATGTCGGCGAAGGCCTTACCAAGGGCATCACGGTTCCAGTCGCTGCGGTTGGTGCCGCTTCGGTCGCTGCGTGGAAGGAAGTCGATGAGGCTCTCGATACCGTCACCGAGAAAACCGGTGCAAGCGGTGCCGCGCTCGAAGACATGCAGAAGCGTGCCAAGTCCATTGCGGAGACCATTCCGACGGATTTCCAGACTGCAGGCGATGCCATCGGCGAAGTGAACACGAGATTCGGTCTTACCGGGGATGCACTGGAGGACCTCTCCACGAAGTTCGTGGAGTTTGCCACTATAAACAGCACCGATGTATCTACGTCGGTTGATAACGTGTCTTCAGTCCTCAATGCATTCGGTCAGTCGTCGGATGATGCCGGGAACCTCCTCGATGCCCTGAATCAGGTTGGGCAGGCAACCGGTGTTTCGATGGATACACTCTCGCAGGATCTTGCCAAGAACGCGGCACAGTTCCAGTCGATGGGGCTTACTGCAGAGCAGGCGGCTGGCTTTATGGGAGCTGTCGAGATGTCAGGCCTTGATACCTCGACCATGCTCACTGGTCTTACCAAGGCGCAGAAGGTCGCCACAAAGAACGGCCAGTCCCTCAGTGACGCGCTCAAGGACTTCTCGAAGACGATGGGCAGCAATGCCTCGGATACCGAGAAGCTGCAGGCGGCTTATGACCTGTTCGGCTCCCGTGCCGGTGGCGCAATCTACAACGCGGTACAGAGCGGGAAGCTCTCGCTCAGCGACCTCTCTACCACGCTCGGGGATTACGCGGGGTCGGTGGAGAACACCTTCAATGAAACACTGGATCCGCTCGACCAGATGACGGTTGTGATGAACAACCTGAAGGACCTCGGAGCTGAAATCGTGGATGCGTCTGCACCGATGATCACCGAGGCCATGACGCAGATCAAGGATGTGGTGACGGCGCTGAAAGATGCGTGGGACGGGCTGTCTCCCGGCATACAGGAAGCTATCGTTAAAGCAGCTCTCATTGCAGCTGCCGTAGGGCCGGTTGTCGTCGGTGTCGGCAAGGTGGTCACGGCAGTTGGCGGTATCACCTCGACCCTCGGCACGTTTGTCGGGTTCCTGTCCGGAACGGTAGGACCTGCCATCGCGGCTGTATCCGTTCCAATCCTTCCGATCATCGGGATCATCGCGGCTGTGGTGGCTGCTGTGATTGCGGTCATCGAGATCGTAAAGCACTGGGGAGAAATCTCTGAGTGGTTCGGTGGTGTATGGTCTACGGTCTGCTCTGGTGTACAAAGTATCGGTGCAGGACTCGGGGACTTCTTTTCCGGACTATGGAGCGGCATTCAGTCTGTGACAGAGACTGTCTGGAACGGTATCAGCAGCTTCTTCTCCGGACTGTGGAGCGGAATCAGCACGACGGCAACGACGGTCTTCACCGGCATTTCTGATTTCCTTGGGAATACCTGGACCACAATAAGCTCTACCGCATCGACCGCATGGAGCGGCATTACCACAACGCTCTCCGGTGCATGGGATGGCATCAAGACAACCGCTGGCACTGCTTTTGATACCGTAAAGACTACCATCAGTACGGCATGGGACACGGTCAGGACCAACACCGGCACCGCGTGGGACGCGATTCAGGCATCGGTGGATGAGCACGGCGGCGGCATCAAGGGCGTGATTGGAACTGCGGTCGATGCCTATAAGTCAATCTGGGAGACTGGATTCTCAAAGATCAATGAACTTACAGGTGGGAAGCTCGGCGATGCCCTGTCTTCTGCACAGGGGAAGCTCGGCGAGATTAAGGGAGCGTTCTCCTCGATGATTGATAACGCCAAGAGCATCGTGAGCGGAGGCCTCGACAAGATTTCCTCTTTCTTCTCCGGATGTCATCTGGAACTTCCGAAGATCAAACTCCCGCACTTCTCCATCAGCGGCAAGCTATCCATCGACCCGCCATCGGTTCCGCACCTGTCCGTGGACTGGTACCGAAAGGCCATGGATGATGCCTACATCCTGAACAGCCCGACGATCTTTGGTGCTGCGGGAGGGAGACTCCTTGGCGGTGGCGAGGCAGGTCAGGAAGCTGTGGTCGGCACGGACAAGCTGGCGGAGATTGTACAGGGTGCACTCGCAGGAGTCAGCGGTGGCGACATCATTATCCCGGTCTACATCGGACAGGAACGAATTGATGAGATCGTTGTCCGCGCCACCCAGCGGAGCAACTACCGGTCAGGAGGGCGATGATGTTAAGCGATTATCCAATCTACTTTGACGAGACAAAGCTCTTCACACCGGAAAGCTGGGAAGAGAGCTATTCCGTCGTCGAGAGTACCAACCAGACAGAAGCAGGAACGGATCAGGTGATTGTCACAAGATATGACAAGCTGTCCGTCTCTGCTTCTTTTCAGTGTTCTAGCCGCTGGGCAGCGACCTTTGCCGCGTTTCGGGACAGGGACAGTATTGCCGTGAAGCTCTATGACCTGAAGACACAGGATTATAAGACCCGTACGATGCGGATCCGGAACTTCAAGACCGGCCCGGAGAAGAACTCGGAAAAGACGAAGGGAACGAACGGGCTCTACACGGTGAGCTTTGATCTGGAAGAGTTCTGAGAAAGGAGGCGCTTCATGTACGCCGTAAGTGATGCATATAAGACCGCCATGAAGCAGCCGGTCCAGCGATTCCGTATGACGGGAAAAGTCGGGAGAGTGTCATTTACAGACGACAACATCCTCTCCGGCTCTTTCTCCATCACAAACCAGTGCTCGGATGACTCTTCCGTCCAGATCGGGCAGGTCTATATCGGAGAACTGGATGTGACGCTCATGAACATGAGTATTGCCCGCTACAGCTGGAAGGATCAGGAGATTGCGCCGGTTTTCGGAATGCGGCTTGAAAACGGTAACTTTGAGGACGTGCCGCTTGGCATATTTACGATTGATTCCGCGAAGCATACGGCATCCGGTGTGGTGATCAAGGCCTACGATCACATGGCAAAGCTGGATAAGAACTGCTCCGTCACATCCATCAATGGAACAGCTTACAACCTGATGCTGACGGCCTGTACTGCCTGTGGGCTTACCCTCGGCACCACCAGTGAAGAGTTTGCAGCAATGGCAAACGGATCGGATGAGCTTTCCCTTTACAGTGAGACGGACATTGAGACATGGCGGGATTTCGTTTCCTGGGTTGCCGCATCGATTGCCGCAAATGTGTATGCAGGTCGGGATGGAAAGATCTATGTCCGTGCCTACGATCAGACGGTGGTTGACGAGATTGATACAGAGCACCGGTTTACCGGGTGTGAGTTCTCCGATTTCTCTACCAGATACACCGGCCTCTCCGTCGTGAATATCGACGCAAAAACCACATCTTACTATGCCCTTGATGTGGACGATGGCCTTACCTACAACATCGGCTCGGATCCCTTCCTCCAGTATGGCGTGGATGAGAAGAAGGATGCACAGCGGAAGGCAATTCTTACGGCACTTTCGCAAGTTGATTATGTGCCGTTCAAGGCAGAATTGATCGGAAACCCTGCCTACGACCTCATGGATGTATTCCGCTTTACCGATGGGCTTGCCGATAAAGACAAGCTCTTCTGCATGACGAAGTTCACATTCAACTACAACCAGTCCTTTACGATGCAGGGGGTAGGACAGGACCCGGCTCTGGCATCGGCGAAATCCAAGACGGACAAAAACCTGCAAGGCATCCTCTCCTCAAATGAAAATCAGGACTACATCCGCTATTACGATTACCAGAATGCTGCGGATTATGACATCGCGGATGCGGCAAAGGCAAAGATCATCGATGTCCGCTATATCACCGTAAAGAACACCCACATCGACTTCCACGCGGAGATCAAGCTGACACTCGACACGACCGAGACGGAAACCGACGAACTTCTCTCTGATACCGATGTGGTGATGACTGTCACCTACTACCTGAACGGGGAGGAGGTCAAGGACTACGTCCCGGTGGAAACAATGCCGGATGGGACACATCTTCTGCACCTTCTTTTCACCTGGAACAGTACGGCAAACCTCACCGGGAACTTTGAGGTCTGGCTCTCGATGGTCGGTGGCAGCTGTCATATCGCCCGGGGAGACGCAAGGGCATACATGGCAGGACAGGGTCTTGCAGGAAGCGGCGCATGGGATGGCACAATCACGGTTTACGATACGGTTCCGGAGATGAACCTGTTTCCGGTATACCGTAGTTTTGATGCTTCGGTGATTTTTGATCTGCTTTCGCCAGAGACAGCAGGCATTTCCGACATCGTTCCATCGATGTCTCTTACGAATGTACTGCAGCCAATCGCTGGCACCATTGGCGCGGTGAAGTTCCTGCACCGATTTAACACTCTCCGTCCTTCCGATCTGTCCTATGACAGTGAGAAGATCGAGATCAAAGATGGTGAGTGGAGATTGAAAGACGGAGTAACAATCGCCGAGATGACAACGAAAGACCTTACAGTGGAATCTATCTTACAGGTAACTTCCGTCTGTGACAGTAACAATGTAAACTTCCTCGTCTCCTTTGATCATGGAGTAAACTGGCTGGAATATGCCAATGGCTGGATCACGCCGGATACCTCGAAGGCGTCCTACGGAATGTTTGGCCCGGCAATGGCAGTCATCGATTCAGACAAATGGAATGAGATGCTCAAAGGAACCATACAGATGAAGGTCATCATCCACGAGAAAGGACACATCACGGACCTTCAGATCTATACGAAAGAGGTGGAAGAATGATCAAAGGACATACCAAAATCGAGCTTTTCAATGCGAAGACCGGCGAGCGCGAACTCAAATATGAGAAAGACAATCTTGTCACCAATGCGGTACAGGAGCTGATTGCTTTCCAGACCATGATCGGAAGATCGATGAACGGCAATGTCTTCCCTATCGCGAAGAATGCCCTCGGCGGCATCCTGCTTTTTGATGGAAAGCTTACCGAAGATGTGAACAATACGAACTTCCCGACGGAGGCGAAGCTGGTCGGCTATGCTTCCCGGGATACCAATACCGATGATTCGATGCGCGGTTCCCTAAATGCCATTGAGACGCATAAGACCGATAAAGGCTATGTTTCCGTCTGGGACTTCGGTACCGCGCAGGCAAACGGCACCATCCAGTCAGTGGCCCTGACGAGTGCCTATGCCGGGGTGAATCCCTTCCAGAGACAGCTCTGCGGTGACTTTTATTGTGACATGGATACCATCGAAAACAAAGAACATAACGGGAGACCATTTCTCGTAAAGGATGAGTTTGTGTACTGGCTGAACTCGGATGGTGTCACCGTCCAGCGTGGTCGATTTGACCCGTATGCCGTGAAGGTGGCAGACCAGACTTATGGCTCGTTTACTCTTCCGTATGAGACCGTCGCGACGCTGGAGCTTCCCGACTATAAGAATTTCAGCAACATCGGACCTGCAAAATACTGGATGCCCGGTACTGATGGCTACCTCTATCTCATCACGCAAAACAACCGGGTCAGCAGTTATACCTCTTACGGCAATACCTACTACAACTATTATTACGATGAGGGGAATGAAAAGGATGACGCAAAGCTCTACATCACGAAGTATAAGCTTTCTGATCTGTCTTTCGAGAGGCAACCGGAGGAAGTGATTACGCTGGCCGGGGTACATATGGCTTCGCGGACTGATTACTCCATTGTGCTTAACAAAGGTTACCTCTACGCCAAAGCTTATGATGCACATAGTATCTACATCGTGAACCTGTCCAACACAGTTGATATCAAGATCTTTACCTTCGACAACAGCGGAATTTTCGACGGAATGACGCCGATACTCTACAACGGTGGCGTTCAGTACCAGTATAAGTACCAGAAAGACGGAAACACCTATTACAGGACCGGATTCCTCTATCCGGATGCTTCTCATTCTGAGGAGGCGGTTGACGGAGCTGCAATTGAGATTTCGCCGATCCTGTATTCCGATGGGAAGATCCTCGCAACCTATCATTACGACGGCTATTACGACAATGACCGGATCCGGACGGCGCTCCGATGTGCCTACCTTGGCACGATTAACAACCTGTCCTCTCCGGTCACGAAGAATGCCTCACAGACCATGAAGATCACCTACACACTGACGGATAAGGAGGATGCCTGATGAAGCAGTACGAAGTACCATACAACTTTTCCTATGACTTTATTCCAAAGCTCTCCCGCAGACGAGAGCTTTTTTCGTACATCCGCTGCATCTATCTCCCGGCATGGAAGGAGGATGCAATGAGCACAAGGCAGGACATCGAGACAAGGGAGGAATACCCGAAATCCTATGACGAATACGTCCTGCGCCTGAAATGTCTGCAGCAGCTCGGGCTTCCGCTCTGTGTTCTGATGCAGAGGAATGCCACACTGGATGTGCTGGAGAAGTATTACGGCCTTGGCATCCGGATCTTCACGATCAGTAACGATGCACTTGCGATAGCAGCAAAGAGCAGACATCCGGATCTCTCGGTCACGCTCTCTATTACCAGTGCTTTGACGGAATCAGACTTAAAAAGCCGGGATCTCTCCATGTACGACCATATCGTGCTGTTTTACTGGTTCTCCCGTCATCTTGATGCGGTGAAGACTCTGCCAAACAAGTACCGCTACATCCTGATCCCGAATACGGACTGCTACTGGAACTGCAAGTGGCACGATGCACACTGGTTTGCCACAAACCGGGAAGCAGAAATGGCAGCCACAAGCCAGTGCAGGAAATGCATTCACGACATGAGGGACACCTCGTATATCGAACCGGAGAATCTTTCGTACTTTGATCCGTACATCGACAGTTACAAACTGGTGGACCGCCTCAATACAACCGATCAGATCCTCACCGATCTCGAAAGGTATGCCTCCCGAAATGCCGGTGCACAGAAGCGGGAGGAGGCGTACTTCAATGTCGATTAAGAAGATCCAGTACGGTGGAGTGCATAAGGTGATCCAGCGGCTCTGCGAAGCGGTAAATCAGCTGATCGACAATACAAAAGAGTTCTCCCAGTTTGATGCCGACGGTGATGGAGTCGTGGACAATGCCGCCAAGGTGAACGGCCATACCGTGGCCTGCGATGTTCCCGCAGATGCGGTCTTTACGGATACTGCCTACGATGACTCCGAGTTGAAAACTGCGGTGAAGGCAAACACAGATGCTCTGGGAGGACATACCGTGAAAACGGATGTACCGGAAGGAGCAGTCTTTACGGATACCACCTACACATTTGAACTGAGCGATGGAAAGCTTACGATCCGTTCCTCAGCGGGTACCAAGCAGGTTCTGACTCTGCCGACCTCTGGCTCAGGAGGATCCAGCGGAGATGTCACCGAGGTAACCAAACCTTCCTTCGATCACATCAAAGATGTCGCTGCGGTAACCAAACTTGCCCTTGATGTGGATGATGGAAATGGATTCGTTACCTACAAGGCAAACAGTGCCGTGCATCTCAGCAAGGCTTCCATCGGCAAGAGCGATCCGGATATCCGTCTGAAGGTTGTCGAGGTGCAGCTGTCCGATGGAACCCTGTCGACCGATATGGATACCTACAATGGGTTCCGGTTCTACGCAACGACTGGTAAATGCATCGTGGATAACGGAGACAATGGTACGACAAGCTATCCGGATGCAGACCAGATCGGACATTTCAAGTTTGCTTCCGGGGTGGCCAATGATGAGACGACCCTGATGGCATACAATCAGGCAACGCTCAAGTACAAGTATCTCATGGTGTATGTAGAAGATTAAGGGAGGTGATTCCATTGATAGACTTTATCTTGCGCTACTGGATTCAGGAGCTCTTTGCCCTGATCATAGCCATCATCACATGGCTCTGGCGGACGCTGCTCCGGCGAAAACAGGAGAACGACGAAATCAAAGAAGGAATGATGGCACTGCTGCACGACCGGATCTATCAGGCCTGCAGCTTTTTTATTGCCCGGGGATGGTGCTCTCCGGAAGACCGGAGCAACCTCGAGTACCTGTACAAGCCGTACAAGGCGCTCGGTGGAAACGGCACCGGGGAGTCCCTGTACAAAAAGTGTCTGGAACTGCCGCTTACGGCAGACAAGAAGAAGGAGGTGAAGTAGCTATGGACTTTGGAATCGCAAGTGTGGCGGCAATCACGGTGATCGCGTATCTCATCGGTATTGCCTGCAAGGCGGCTGGCTCCGTGAAGGATGAACTCATCCCGGTGATCTGCGGATGCGTGGGCGCGGTGCTCGGTGTCGCGGGACTGTATCTGATGCCGGATTTCCCGGCAAAGGACGTGATCAATGCCCTTGCCGTTGGCATCGTGTCCGGCCTTGCAGCGACTGGTGTCAACCAGATCTACAAGCAGCTCACAAAGACCAATCCGTGAGAGGAGGTGATCCTCGTATCTCGGCAGTCCCTTCCGTGAATGGGACGTTACTGGCTCTCCGGGCGTTACTGCTCGGAGGGCCTTTCTTATTTTGAAGGAGGAGAAGATCATGAGTGAATTCAAAGGTATTGATGTCAGCCGCTGGCAGGGGCATATCGATTGGGCGAAAGTGAAGGCGGCAGGTATTCAGTTTGCCATTATCAAGGCCGGTGGGTCGGATGCTGGCTTCTACACAGATCCCAGATGGGAAGAAAACTATCGGGGTGCCAAAGCAAACGGTATTGCAATCGGCGCGTATTATTTTGTCGGTCCGGCATGCACTTCTGCAGACGCGGGTAAGGCAGACGCTCAGCGCTTCCTCAGCCAGCTTGCGGGAAAACAGCTCGAGTATCCGGTATATATCGATGTCGAGGCAACAGCTCCGGTAGCAAAGGCTGGTGCGACAGCAGCGGCGATTGCATTCTGCAGAGCGTTGGAAGCTGCCGGATACTTTGCGGGCATCTACAGCTCCACCTATTCCGGATTCCGTGACCGGCTGGACGATTCGAAGCTTACGCCATTCACCCATTGGGTAGCACAGTATGCTTCGAAATGTACCTATGGAGGGGCGTACGGAATCTGGCAGTACTCTTCCACCGGATCCGTAAACGGAATCAGCGGAAACGTCGATATGGATATTTCCTATATCGACTACCCTTCCACCATTAAAACAGGCGGCTTCAACGGATACGCAAAGCAGCAGACTCCTGCTCCGGTATCAGCGCCGATAAGAAAGAGCGTAGATGAAATCGCTCACGAAGTGTTGAGTGGTTCCTGGGGAAACGGTGACGACAGGAAAAACCGTCTTTCTGCTGCCGGATACAGCTACGACTCTGTGCAGGCCAAGGTGAATGAGCTGCTCCACGCTCAGAGTAAGCCGTCCCCTGTCTATTACACCGTCCGGTCTGGCGATACACTTTCCGCAATTGCCCGGAAGTACGGCACAACAATATTCGCGATCCAGAAGCTTAACCCTGCTCTGATCCGGAATGTGAATCAAATCCAAGCGGGATGGAAAATCAGAGTCAAGTAAGAAACTCAGCCAGTTGGAAGCTCTTGTGAGCGGCCTGCTGGCTGTTTTTTTATATACGCATTGTATCCTTTATCTCCAATTCCTGATTTATCGCATCCTAACTTGATCCTGCCAGTCGATCCATCTCCTTCAATCACTTCGACTGCAACCGTGATATTCATTTTCATCTCTACTACCCTCAATATGCCCCTCCTTTTTCTGTTTACCTATGAGAAGAGATCATTGACGGAACAATACCGTTCAGGTCTGTCGTCAATTTGAGGATCTCATCTCCAAGAAACAGTAGGAGGTGGCTGCAAATGACATCCGATCAAAAAAGAAACATATATGAACTACGTACGAAAGGAATGAGCTACGACGCAATAGCTGAAGCCCTCTCCCTTTCCAAGAATACCGTCAAGTCCTACTGCCGTAGAAACGGCCTCGCTGGAAAACGTGTTCCGTCGCAGGAAACGCCAAACAAACCCACAGAATTCTGTCCGAACTGCGGAAAACCGGTCCGGCAGATTCCGGGAAGAAAACATATCCGCTTCTGCAGCAGTGCCTGCCGTCAGGAATGGTGGAACAGCCATCTGGACCAGGTGCATCGGAAAGCGGTATATGACTTCACCTGCGCATGCTGCGGCAGACCGTTCTCTGCCTACGGCAATGCGCACCGGAAATACTGCTCCCACGCCTGCTATATCAAGGCAAGATTCAAAGGAGGCGTTGATGATGAGTAAAGAGAAATTCGAGGCCGAGCGCCGCTATCAGGCGAGTCTCACTGTGGCAAAGGCACTCCTCTCTTCCGGTACGATCACCAAGGAAGAGTACGATGAAATTGATACAATTCTGCTCCGAAAATACAGGCCATCTTTGGGTAGTTTATTCTCAGATAATGGTTGATACCATCGGCGGTTCAGAGCGATGAATAGACACGGAAAGGAGCTGATTTCATGAAGAAAATAACAGAAATCAAAAAATCGAAACCGGTCCTTCCGGAACGGAAAAAGGTCGCGGCTTACTGCCGTGTGTCCATGGAAACAGAGCGGCTGCACCATTCCCTCTCGGCTCAGGTATCCCGTTACAGCGAGCTGATCCAGAGCAATCCGCAGTGGGAGTTCGCAGGGATTTACGCCGACGAAGGCATCAGCGGAACCAATGCTGAAAAACGTCCGGATTTCATGCGGCTGATCGCTGACTGCGATGCCGGAAAGATCGACATTGTTCTTACCAAGAGCATCAGCCGTTTTGCCAGAAACACCGTTGATCTTCTGCAAACGGTCCGGCATCTGAAAGACATCGGTGTCGAGGTCCGGTTTGAAAAGGAAAACATCCGGTCACTCTCTGATGATGGAGAGCTCATGCTTACCCTGCTTGCGTCGTTTGCGCAGGAAGAAAGCCGCAGCATATCGGAAAATATAAAATGGGGAATCCGCAAGCGCTTTGAACAGGGAGAACCACATTCATCCCCACGGACTTATGGATATGCCTGGAAAGAGAAAAAGCTGATCGTAATTCCTGAAGAGGCGGAAGTAGTCCGAAGAATCTACCGTGAATACCTTTCCGGAAAAAGCAAGCGAAGTATTTATACCGATCTTAATAAGGACAGCATCATAGCCGCCAACGGAGAAAGCTGGAGTGCGACAAGTATCTCAAATGTCCTCAGAAACGTCACCTACACAGGAACCATGATCCTTCAGAAAACCTATTCTCCCGATTTCAAATCACATGAAAGCCGCCCTAACAATGGCGAGCTTACGAAATATGTCATTGAAAACGATCACGAAGCAATAATCGATAAGGAAACCTTTGAAGCGGTGCAGGAAGAACAAAAGCGTCGCAGCAAGGCAGGTATACACGGCATTCCCGGCATAAACACATGCTGCTTTACTTCCAAACTCAAATGCGGAATATGCGGAACAAGCTATGTGCATCAGCTGGTTAAAAGAAAACCGCCCGCGTCTCCCCTTGCCTACTGGATCTGCGGACGCAAGGTTCACAGTGATCAAACGTGTCCGGATTCCGAATGGGTTCCTCAAAGAGCTCTTGAAAATACCTGTGCTGAAGTTCTAGGGACAACTGAATTTGACGAGGACTCCTTTCTCCAGAACGTTGACTGGATCGAAGTTCAAAAAAACCATACCCTGGTCTTTCACATGATGGACGGACAGCTTATCACCCGGCAATGGACATCAGACGCGCATCAGGATTACTGGACTGATGAGAATCGTGCCATGTGGTCTGAACGTATGAGAACACGAAGCTGCCGTATGCATTTCAAAGATTCCTCTGCTTTCACTACATTTATCCGCTGTGGCTTATGCGGAAACAATTACCGCGTCCATTCTTTCACCTGCAAGGACGGAACTGTACGAAGAATATGGGGTTGTCCTCACAACCGGAACTGCAGAAACTCCAAAATGGAAGAAGGCACAATGAAACAGCTGGTCTGTGATGTTCTTGATCTGCCGGAGTTTAGCGAGGATGCAATGAATGAGGCGATAAATTACGCGACGATAAATCACTGGTCGATCACTTTTCACTTCCGGGATGGTCACGAGATAACAAGGAAATACAAGCATGAAAAATACAGGAGCAATAAGTCATGAGCAAACAGATCACCAAAATACCAGCGATCCTCAAGCCTCATACCAGTGAACTGATCGGTGAAAACAAGCGCCGGCGGGTTGCCGCCTACGCCCGGGTCTCGACCGATCACGACGAGCAGTTCACGAGCTATGAGGCTCAGATCGATTACTACACGAAATACATCAAAGGCCGTGATGACTGGGAATTCGTCAACGTTTACACGGATGAAGGCATCACCGGAACAAGCACCAAGCACCGTGAAGGTTTCAAGCAGATGGTCGCGGACGCGCTTGACGGCAAGATTGATCTTATCGTCACGAAGTCCGTCAGCCGGTTCGCCCGGAACACTGTCGACAGCCTTACTACGATCCGGGAACTCAAGGAAAAAGGTGTCGAGTGCTATTTCGAGAAAGAGAACATCTGGACCTTCGACGGTAAGGGAGAACTTCTCATCACGATCATGTCCTCGCTCGCCCAGGAAGAAAGCCGCAGCATCTCTGAAAACTGCACATGGGGCCAAAGAAAGCGGTTCGCCGACGGCAAGGTGTCAGTTCCGTTCAAGAGTTTTCTTGGTTACGACCGTGGGCAGGATGGCAGTCTGGTTGTAAATCAGGAACAGGCCGGACTTGTAAAGCGGATCTACCGGATGTTCATGGAAGGAATGACGCCGTATGGAATCGCGTCGAAACTGACGGATGAGGGGATCCCCTCTCCGACAGGTAAGAAGCAGTGGCCATCGGGAACAGTGAAAGCCATACTCTCCAATGAGAAATACAAGGGCGACGCCCTTCTGCAGAAATCCTTTACCGTCGACTTTCTTACCAAAAAGAAAAAGGTCAACGAGGGAGAGGTCCCACAGTACTACGTGGAACAGGATCACGAAGCAATCATCGACCCGGAAATCTTCGACAAGGTGCAGGACGAACTGAAACGCCGCTGCCCGGGCAGGAACCGCCACAGCGGCGTGCATGTTTTTTCCGGCAAGATCAAATGCGGGCAGTGCGGAAGCTGGTACGGCTCCAAGGTCTGGCATTCCAACGACAAATACCGCCGGATGATCTGGCGGTGCAATCACAAGTACGACGGCAGAGAGAAATGCACGACTCCGGTCCTTACGGATGATGAGATCAAGGGAAAATACATCTCGGCGGTGAACACACTGTTCAAAGACAAGGAGTCCATACTCTCCGACTTCGAGGAGATCCTCGCCGGACCGCTCTACAGCACTGACGCCCTCAAGGAAAAAGAACGTGAATACGAGGACGAGATGAACGTTGCCGCCGACCTTGTCCAGAAAGAGATCCGGCAGAACGCCGTTGCTCCGCAGGATCAGGAAGCATATCAGAAACGATACGACTCCCTTACCGAGCGCTTCAACACGGCGAAGAAGAACCTCACGGAAGTCGAGAACGAGATCTCCAGAAAGGAGCTTGCACGCTCATCGATCCGGCAGTTCCTTGACACCCTGCGGAAGCAGACTGACCTGGTGACGGAATTCGACGCGGCACAGTTCCAGAGCCTTGTCGATTTCATCACGGTCTACAGCAAGGACGACATCCGGGTCACCTTCCGGAACGGAATGGAAATCAAGGCCTGAAATCAAATATCCATAGAACAAAATGCGCCACCTACGGTACAACCGGAGGTGACGTTTTTTTCGTTCTGCAGCAATTCGCTTCTTCTTTTCGTCAGACTTCGTCATTATCTGCTTCTGGATCTACCTCTTGTCCGGGATGCATACTGACAGCACCCTTGGCCTGTAAATTGGCAAGATTCTCCAGCATGATCTTTCCGATCTCAGTCGGATCATAATTGCACGCGGAACAAATGAGCCGCAGGCCATCTGGTGTCAACATACGGCCATGATCACGGTCATAGATCAGCCTGCGGTATTCTTCGTACTGCTTGTTAGTAATCTTCTGCATTGCCGCTCCTTTCTTCAGCAGTGTGCAAATGCCTTTATGGCATAAATCGCAACAACAGACGCAGGTAAGGATATCAGTACCGCCGCTGCAGGCCATCCCTCCAAACTGAAACTCACTGTCGAATGCTTTGCAAGTTCCGGTGCTCCCATCGTTAAGTTCTCAATTCCGTTCTCCATGCTTCGTTCCTTTCTCCGCTTACTATCTGCGGTCACACAATTTTCCTTTGCTTTATTCACCGATATCATTCAGAATTGCCAGGATTCGGCTGATACTGTCCATTGCTTCTTCATCTGAGCGTTCCAGAAGTTTGGCAAACCTTCTCACTGCTTCCAAGCGGTCAACAACCGACATTTCTTCTGTCTTGACCTCAGGAGAAGGAATTTCCGTATATACCAAAAGTCGATTACCAACCAAGTGGTCATTGTATCTGCCGTTGCATTTTTTAATAAGGTAGGCAGAGATGCCGCGCAGATGGTTCCCAATAGCAAAGGTCGAAGCAAGATCTGTCGGAACCCTCACTTCCAGGATAACGCTGTCTCCAACCAACATCGGTACTTCAAGCTGGACATCATAACGCGAGTACAGATTCAGCGATGCGCTTTCTGTAGCGTCACGGATGTCACGTAAGCAGTCCTCTGCCCTAATGCTCGAATCGGCAAATTCTATCTGCACGAACTTCGATATCATTTTCATGCAATCCTTTCCTTTCGTATCTACACTCAGCGTAAGTAGTAGTTCTGATGTTAGAATAGTACCGGCTGTGTCACTTGTCAATTACTATCGGCGAAAATTGTAATACGGATGGACATAAAAAAATCGGGCTGATACCCGACGTCTACACTTGCACCCTAATTTTTGACCTTGCACCCTTTTTTCACGCACACATTTTTAAAGCGTTAAATTGTATCATTTTCGGTAGGAAGATTTCCCTGTTGTCCTCCGTTTCGCTCATATCCATATTGGTGAAGAGGTCAACAACGTCGCCTAATACCTGTTTATCCAGATCCGGGCTGGCATAGTTTTTAGGAAGGACATTTTTGAGTTTCTTATTGTCATCTTCAATTGCCCGCATAGCGTTGTCGATTACAGTGCCAATCTCCGGTTTATGGGCTGCAGCGGCAATCTTATCCCAGCGGGCATCCTCTGGAACAAAGAATACATTATCTTCCAGATAGGCATCCGGATCATCTTCGAATCCATCTCCCTCCGCAACAAGCTGCTTGTATTTTTTATCAAATGCCGTTGAAACATATTTCAAAAAAATAAGTCCGATGATGACATTTCTGTATTCCGCTGCCGGGATATGTCCCCACAGGACACATGCCGCGTCCCATATCTGTTTTTCGAAGCCAATATTGGCGGTGTTCTTGTCAGCCATTTTCTTTATCCTCCGTCATTTCCATAATGTCGCTCACGTCGCAATGTAGAGCGGAACATATTTTTTCTATGATCTCTGTATTTACATTTTCATTTTTCCCTAATTTCGTGATAGAAGTGGAGCTAATGCCTGCCAGCTGCTGCAAGTCTTTTTTCTTCATGTCCTTATCAATTAATAGCTTCCAAAGTTTCTTGTAGCTAAGGCCCAT